GAATGACCTGCTTCTCTATTAGGATGACCAAGTCTAGACATGACTAACGTATCTTGAACAGCTCCTTCCCATTTGAATCCCGTAATCTTTTCCAAGACGGGTAAATCATATCCAATAATATTATGCCCACAAATGTGAGTAATGTTATTAAGACGTACCCAATCAGGAAAACTAAAAATATCTTCGCCAATAAATGTGTTAGTAGTTCCATACTCTACCTCCTTTGCAACTATACACCATATAGTGTCAGGTCTAAGACCATTAGCTTCTATGTCTAGTATAATTTGTTTCATTAAAATTCTCCCACTGAATCTGTTTCCTTCATTCTACCAGTTTCTTTATCATAATGCAAGGCACATGCAGGACCAGTGAGTCCACTGAATCTATTCTTTAAGACTCTAAGTATAGTTGTGTTACGGACAACAGGGTCATCAGCTTGTTGATTTCTCTCTAAACCAATCACCATGTCAGAGAGCTGTGCAATACTTGCTGACCCACGAAGCTCTGAGAGGCTTATTTTGCCACCTTCTTCATGACCCTTGCCCATTGGTCTACGTAAATGAGAAACAAGGAATAAGCCTATGCCTGTTTCCTGTACGAGCTGTCGTAGCTTAGTCATAATACTATCAATAGCTTTACGCTCATCCATAACCTCTTGGTCACTGACTACGATAGACAGGTGGTCCAGTACAATCCACTTACAGTCCAAACCTTTAGCTAGGTAGCGTACCTTAGAGAGTAAGTTATCCTCATTGGTACTACCGAAGTGGTCATACATAAACACACGCTTCTTGCCTAGTGTCTTATCCCAATAACCTTTAAGTTCACTATCTTCTATGTCTTGCATGTTAAGATGTAGTGGCTTGTTAGCTTCAACGGACATAATTCCAAGCGTAGTAATTTTTGAAGTTTCCTCTAGTGCTAGTATACCTATGTTATCTTCTGTTGCATTGAGCAAGTAATGTTCCAGTTCTCTAACCATCTGAGATTTACCCATACCTGCACCACTGGTAATGGTCACTAACTCGCTAGTTCTAAATCCATAAGTTAGGTCATTAAGTCCAAGCCAAGGGTAAGGAACAGACTCAACACGAATCTCCTCTGTCAATATATCCCAAGTGTCCTCACCTGCTATGATGCCATCTGGTCTATAAGACTTAGCATCCCACCACTGTCTAGTGAAGTCACTAATCTTACCTGCCAATAACATCTCATTAGCATCCTTGAGAGGTAGCTTACACACCTTAACTTTGTTAGGTGAGAACAAATCTACCACACTTTTGACTGCTTCCTTGCCTGCCTTGTCATTGTCAAAACACAGGACCACTGAGTCAAAGGACTCTAGGTACTCAAGGCTACGCTTGATGTCATTCTTTGCACCCTTAGAGCCAGTGCGTAGACTGACTGATGCGTACTTGTTACCAAACATTTGGTGAACACTCATTGCATCAAGCTCGCCCTCGCAGACTGTGATGTACTTACCACCACCCTTGAATAAGTTCTCTCCAAACAATCCTACATCCTTACTGTTACCATCATATAGAAAGTCTTTAGACTCAACAGTGCGTACCTTATTACCTAGATGCTCACCATTGTCAGCATCATGGTAAGGATAGCAATGCTTCTTGATTAAACCATCCTCTCCATACTGTAAGGTAACACCATACTTTCGTACTACATCCTCGTTGATGCCTCTGTCTACAATGGCACCACTGTTACCTGTAAATAATTGCATACTCTTATCCTCTATAATTGGTTCAGCTTTACTCTGACCATTAGGTCCTTCCCAATGTCCACATCCAAAACAATATCCTTGACCAGTAGAGTACCTTGCTAGGTTATCTTTACTGCCACATGATGGACATGGTTCGTGTTGAACAAAGGTGCCTTGTTGCTGTTCCATAATTCATCCCAGTTAAATTATTATTTGTGTATATAATTGTGTATATATATACTCGTTGCTCTGCAAATGCTTTAGGAATAGGCTTTAAATTGACAGTTCAAATCCCTAAAGTGGCTACCCCATTACAGAGTAGCCATGACATAAACACTATGTCTATTAGAATGGAACATCCTCTTTAGTTACAGCGTCAAACTCATCAAGAGCATTACCACCCCCTGAATATTCGACTAGCTCTAACACCTGTACTGCTGACAATGATTTACCAAGACCATACTTATCTGTTGCTTGATGCTCATAGGTATCATATGCCACCTTTACCTGTGAGCCATTGCCAATCTTAATTGCACTATCCCAACCATGCTTGTTCTCATCTACTACTGTAGGTGCAGGCATGTGGTTGCCCTTAGCTGTGATAGGCTTACGCTTAAACACAAACACATTAGCATCTTTTTGTTTAGGTTTTAACCCCGATGCTATCAGTCTATCCCTTTCCTCGTCAGTTACCTTCAAGTCTATCGAGTAAACTCCAGGAGTTGGTGTATATTTATCTACCTTAGGCTCAAAGAGAGCGGGGTATAGTGCTTCACCGATTGCTACTGCCATATTATATCCTCATTGGTGTCAGTTTAAAAAATATTAATAGCCACGACACCATAATGGCTATTAATATATATATTTTATTTATCCTTTACTTAACCTTTATTAACCTTTACTACTTTATATATATCTATAATAATATTATAACACATAATTAATAATTTGTAAACAAAGTATTAAGATATTTTCTATCATCATCACTATCCAAGTCAAAACTGGCATAACTTTTACGAATACAGTTATTACACATATCTAAATACTCACCTGTTTCATTGTCTTTATACACTGACTCATTATCGTTTAGTTGTTTGTTACACGCTTTGCATCTCATTGCTGTTTCTCCACATCAAAATGTATTAACCCATTGCTATCCATGTCTAACTTTTTATTAGCCACTAGAACAGCTTCCTGTTGGCTCTCAGCCACTATGTTAAATGAAGCTATGGTACCTGTCCATTTAACATCTACTTTATAATTGTATAATTGTGGCTCATCTACCTCACCACCTTCCCAGTCATACTCATCTTTGTTAGCATAAGTTCTTTCTACTCCGTTTATGTCAGCCATTTAGTGCCTCCTTTATTTTATTAAAAGCATCTTCATAATCATCTGTTTCATTATACTTCCATTCACGTAGATTATCTATTATTTCATTAACTTTATCAAACTTATCTTCTAACTCATTCATTGTATCTAAAAAATTTGAAACGATTTCATTAAGATTATTATTACTGTCAGTAAGACTGTCATTCTCTCGCTTTAACTTCCTATTGATTTCCAATGCTTGTTTATAAGCGTTCATATTATTATTAGGGTTAGCCATTAATCTACCTCCGAATAAAAGTCACGAGGGTCCAATCCTCGCTCTCTATACTCATCACGCAAGTCATCATTCCTCATTATCTCTTGTTCACGTTTTAATTCTTCTTCATCTGAGTCATGTCTATCTTCTAGTTCTTGCATGTCTTTAGACTGTGCTTGTTGCCAATCAAAACCTTCTTTCATAAAACTAAAGCTATTGTTAATCATTATTTATTCTCCTCTGTTATAAGTTCATCCATGTGCCAGTATCTTTTAACACGCACATCATTATACCCTGCTTTTTCCATTGAATCTTTTAATTTTTCTGCTTCTTCTAAATTGTTTACTTTGACTGGTATATCACCATTAAATAATACTTCATATTTATAGTTAGCCATTATGTTTACTCCTCTATTAAAATTTATATACTTTCTTTAATGACTTGGGAATGTTTCTTTCTAAGCCATAGTATTCCCTTGCCATTTCTCTTACCTTCTTAATTGCGTACTTCATGCCCTTAGAGGTATCATACTTTGTTAAGTGCTTCCAGTACCTTTCCTCGTTATTAAGGACCTTCCTTACTCTGATAGGGTAGTCATAATAAACAAGGTGGGTCCACTTCCTGCCCTGTTTGAATATTAAAGCTACTCTATGCCCTTGGTCTGTGTGGTGGTCTACTACTTTATACATTATTTATTCTCCAAAATTTTTGTAAAAAAAATTACTTGAGCTTAGGGTTACTTCCGAAGGTCCCCCCTAATGGTGTCTGTCCCTCTTTATACTCAGCACACAAGTTTAATGATTTTTTTCCATTTGTCAAGCTTTTTATTAACTTTATTTTCAATTTAGCTCTCGCAGTCATGAAGGTACCTTCCTTTAATCTTTATTCTTTACCCTTGCCTTGGTATTACTCAATCAATAAAATACGCTTAAATCTAAAATATGGAGCTTGTATTACAGATTTTAAGCATTAAAAACCCCTGTAAACAGGTCTATATAATTAATGATAGTAATACGGCAAGAACCACAAAAGCCCCAATTAAGGGGCTTAATAGGATAAATGTTTTTTAAAAGGGTGCT